ATGTAAGGAGGGGGTGTTTTTCGTGTACCCCTCCCCCATGTCCTTTGAAATATCAATAGATTGTTAAAAGATTAATAAATTCTTATGCATGAGAATTGATGCAAAATATCAATAAATTTAAAAATTGTTAATTTGTGTATTGTTTGGTATTAGTAACTATAGTTAATTTGGGTTTTGTTTTAGTTTGTCTAAATATCAATGATTAGTACTTAGATTTAATTTGCATTGTTGTTAAGCTATGGGGTTAACAAATAGAATTGTAATTCTAACTTTGTTAAGGCTTAACTTTCTTTTAGATCTTTACTTGTTAACTTTTGTTTCTATAAACTTTCTTGTATAGGTTAGTGAAATCGTACTTAATAATTTCATCTATAGCTCGTTCAATCTCTTCATCGTTTTCAGCATCAGAAAGTTCTGGAGAAGTTCTAGCAATCCTATCTACATAAGCAGAGGTGTTATAACCTTTTTCTGTGTCAAACAGAAACCAATCTTTAAACTGTGTGAAAGGATCAAAAGGATTGTCAATTGTTGTTAGTCTACATTCATTAGCCATAGTGATTGTAATCTCTTCCTTTCATTAAGAATGGGTAGCCATAAAAGCTTCACTTAGAATATCAATCTAGTGTTTTAATTACTTTTTTGATTTCTACATATTGAGCTAGGTAGAAAGTCCTAAAATATCAATGTTCAATAATGTTGCTTTGAAAGTTTAAGCTATACTAGGGTTACTTAAAAACTTATGGAACACCAATGTTTACTACTACCATAACAAAGAAAGTTTCCATATAGTTCTTTTACCACAAAGTATTACCTAAAATATCAATTATGAACAATTAATAAACCTTTTAAAATAGGGTATAGTAAATTTATTTCCCCAAAATATCAATTGTAATGGGGGGTTGTTTTTAAGCCCTTATAGAAATCACTCATAAAAAGACCCACTGAGAATATCAATCTAGTGTTTTTAAGCCCTTATAGAGAGTACTCCTAAAGGGTTCAAAGCATTATTCCTAAAAACTCACTGAGAATATCAATACTAGTGTTTTTAAGTTTTAAGCCCTTATAGAGAGTACTTCTAAAAAGCTCACTGAGAATATCAATCTAGTGTTTTAAGCCCTTATAGAGAGTACTTCTAAAAAGCTCACCGAGAATATCAATCTAGTGTTTTAAGCCTTTATAGAGAGTACTACTAAAAAGCTCACTGAGAATATCAATCTAGTGTTTTAAGCCTTTATAGAGAGTGCTCCTAAAAAGCTCACTGAGAATATCAATACTACGAATACTTATTTACTGTAGTAGATGACACGCCCAGCGCTTTTGCTATTTCAGCATTTGTATACCCCGAAGTTTTCATGGCTTGAATTTTTGCTTGTTTAGCAGGACTAAGCTGTGAAGTTGCTCTAGGTGTAGCCAATTGTCTAAGCTGATCGGAATCTACATACTTTACAATTTGAGAAAGTTTACTAGCAGAAATTGCACCAGCTTGTATTGCTTCCCATTCTTTTGGAGTAATATCAATGTTTACTCTATGTGCTCCAACTTTAGCTCTAGATGCAGTAAGTGCTTGCTGATTAGCTTTTTTAATCTCCTTCTTTGACATGTCCGGATTAGCTTTCTTTTTAGCAGATACAATAGTATTTGCCATTAATTGAGCTTGTCTTTCTTTCGGTGCGTTTTTAAGAGATAGATTAAGCTTTGCATTAAGAGAAGCAACTTCTTTTTGATAAGTAGCTTTTGCAGATGCCGAGTATTTACGATCTTCTGTTTTAGCTATCTCTTTTCTTGCTTCATTTGCTAAAGATTTCATCTTGTTAGCATACTGAGCATAAGCCTCTTCTTGAGGAGTTCCAGAAGACAATTTTCTAGCATCTGTAACTTCTGCCATTTGGGTACTCTTTTGAGTACGAACTTTTGTTTTTCCGTTCTTGTCTGTATATTCTTCAACTACTTCTTTAAATATCAATGAACCTTCTGGCTTAGACGGATCATACCAATCTTTTCCTTTTAAGTTAACTTTTGGCGTTCCCTTTCTCTTTAAAACATCTTTTTCAGATTTTGCTCTAGTTATCAATGTAGCAGCGCCTTCTCGGTATTTTCCATCTTCAATTCTTCCTTGATACTTCTTTTTTAAAGAAGCTATACCATTATCAATCTCACTCTGCTTGTAATCAAGACCGTGTTTTTCGGCATCAATAACAACCATCGAATGTTTTGTTGCTCTAGCTAGTTCTTCTTCAGTTGCCCCTTTAAGAGTCATGTCCATAATAAGATTGGATATCCGCCCCATCTCATTTTGGGTATTTCTCATTGGTTTAAATGTTCCTTCTGGTTTTCCACCATACTCTAATTTAGCATCAAAATTCTCCAAATCCTTGAGTGGATGCGAAGCTTTGATTTTTACTTTGCTATTAGAACTATTACAAGGAATAACCATAACAGTATCGCCATCAAAATCTGCTCCTGATAGCTGATCTGCTACTTTTTTATTAATACCAACGGCATCCTTAGGATTTTTACCTAAAACTTTTACACCCTCTGGCTGTTTGTTGTTTACCTTTAATATAGGAATCTGAAAAGTTCCTTCATGAGGATATCTTACTAATGCTACGGTCTCTCCATTCTCAAAGTTAGGAGCATAGACTTCATTATCTTTAATGCTTGTCAATGGAAATATCACTTGGTACTTTTGTCTTGGTAAAGCTGCTGCCTGCAAATGAACTGCTGCCGAATCACAATCTTCTGCAAAAGTTTGTAACATTGCTTTTTTAACTGTTGGATTTGTAAGTGACTTAATATCAGAGTACTCTTCCATTTTATCAGCCATAGCCATGTTAAGCTGCTTATTTATCAATTGCATACTTTGCTTTGCTAAAAACTGTGATGGTAATTTATCAGCCCATTCTCCCCAATCTCCTTCTTCTGCTCTCTTATTTATCAATGAAAGTTTTTTCTTACCGTTTTTATCATAGTAATAACTTTGACCACCTTCTTGCTTTCCAGAAATATCAGGGTCAACTATTCCTTCTTTGATAAGAGATCCAAAAGGATTATCAGGATCTTTCTTAATTGGCTTCAAAACAGAATTGTTCTTTGGACCAAGCATCGGGGTTCCAGAAGGTTTGTTAGTGTTAAATATCACATCGACACCATCCGGCATGTCATCGGAATAAACAGCCATTCCTTTAATATAATGAGTGCCATCAACCATAATTCGAACCTGAGAATAATGAGATCCACCCATGTTCAAATCATCAACGCCTCTTCTAATTTCGACAAGTCCATCTTTTTCTGTTCCGCCTTCGTCACCATAACGAATCTTTAATCTTTTTGAATCCATACTTTCAGGATATACAAATTTAGGATCAAAAGTTTCGCCACCATCATGAGAAACATAGTCTTCTGATGCTTGATGAACTTTATCAAAATTATAAATTTCTTTGTGCTCTGTTCCTGGAGGACAAATAACTTTAATGTTTGTTTGTTTGCCAGGATTAGTTACCTGAGGAACTCCTCCGCCATAAATAGGATATCCTTCCATCTCAAGAATATAAAGAGCCTGATTCAGTCTTTCTCTAGAAATACCGAGATCTCTTTCTACTCCTACACCAACATCAATCATTCCCTTTTCATCAATCTGTTGCCTTAAAAAATCGGCAGTTTTCATTGCTTGATTCATTCTTGCTTCTGAATTTTCATTTAAAAGAGATCTGATAGAAGAATCATTTTTGTATCCCATTATCTCTGCAATTTCATTAAGACTTTTACCATCTTCTCTTAAAGATTTTGCTCTGTCAACTTCGAGTTTTCTTCTTTCTGCATTTGCCAAAGATAGCTGAGTTCTAAACTGAGTAGAATTAAGCCCCATAGATTTTGCAATTGCAAGATCTCCGGTATAAGTTCTTCCAGTATCTGGATCTTTAAAAGTGAAATTTTCTTTACGAAGAGTATCAACTCTACTTAAAAAATCTCCACTATGCTGATACGGGTTTTCTCCTGATCCATAAGGATATCTTCCAGATCTTCTGGGCATTCCATAATGCATCAAAATATCATCAACCGTTGAGTCCATGACTTAATCCTCCTCTTTTTGATTTTTCATAATAAATTTATTGTAAGATATAGCTTGCTCAATTATTGGCAGTATTTCATCTGCCTCGGGATTATGAACAATTATCTCTCCTGATTGGTAAATTCTAAGTTCTATTTTAATATCACCAGGTTTAATCTTATACTCTAGACAAAATAAAGCTACATAGATTTCCAGTTGTTCAATATGAGCCGGCATCAGTCCAGTTTTTAAATCGTGTATTCTCAAATATCCATCTCTATACGAGATTGCATCTGCTGTACCAAAACAAAAATCTGAATAATATAAAGGCTGTTCTGGTGTCATCTTAAAACCGATAGCATCATTAACATAGTTCTGTAAATTATCAAAAACCAAATCAAAATCAATGCTTCTTAATACTATCTCTGGGATTCCAGCTTCAAGAATATCTATAATAACAGACTTTTTGTCATGCTTTGTTAATTTGTATCCGTACTTTATTCTCTTTTTTGCAACTTCATGTAAAGCTGTTCCGAGATCAGCAATATAAAAGCTACGAATTCGTTTAAGTTTATCTTCTTGTGAATTATCATTAATCCAGTAGTATTTACTACCTCCAAGGAGCGCGTGCTTTCCTTCAAGATTTAAATGCTTGTTGAATATCATTAAGAACTTCCTCCTTGTTTTCTGGACTTATGAATCTTGAAAAAGACATTTTGTTCATCAAATTTACATAGTATTCTTGGTTTGGTCTTTTTGAGGCGGATTTAGATTTTTTACATTCTAAAGAAGCCCATTTGTCTTTGTATAAAATTAAAAGGTCTGGTATTCCTTGAATATAAGTTGGATCAAGTTTGATTACCAAGCAACCTTTGAAAATATCCTTTAGTTCTTTAATTAGTCTAGCTTGAAACTCAGACTCTTTTTTATTCATAAATATCCATAAACCTCCTCTCCCGCATAAAGAGAAAAA